CCAGCGTTGTACGCGCCCCACATCTTTGGCAGATTGCCGTCGTAACGCTGCTGCATCTTTTGGCGGTATTGCTGGCCTAGCCGCGCCAAGTCGTTAGCGTCATTTGGATTGGCGGGCTGCAACCCAAAGCCGGGATCACGGGCAGTGGATGGCATCACCTGCCATTCGCCCAGCGCGCCCTTGGGTGAAGTGGTCAGTTGCCCGCCGCCACCATAGCGCCGACCACTGCTTTCCGATTGGACCGTGACCCTATCAAGGTCGCTACCAGTTGCGAAACCCCCCGGTGCCGTTGCCGACACCGCCTCCCAGATAACGCTGCGAAGCGCCTGGCCCGTATGCTTCATCGAACTGCTGGGCGAGGCCCGGATTAGTCCGCAGCTCTGAAACTGCCTGTGCGGGCGGCTCAGAATTGCCGTATGCCTGTCCGGTCTGGCGGTTCATGGCGAACACACCGACATTTGGAACGCTCATCAATTCAGGGCTATTGTCAGTGTAAATTGTGTTTGGTCCGTTGGGGCCAAGCTCTACGCGGTTTCCAGCCTTGTCAGTTATGCGCTCGTTGAATCGGCCCGCTGCTTGGGTTCCGAATGCTTCAGGATTGAGCATTGCAATTGTGATGTCATCTTCACTTAGGCCCTTGTTGCGGAACGCCGCCATGACCTGCTGCCGCTCTGCCGCGGCAAGCTGCGCCTTACGGGCATTTTCGCGCGCAGACGTAGCGCGGGCCATCATGCCCTTCATTGCGCCGCTGTCCTGACCGTTCTCGGCAGCAAAAGCATCACCAACCCCGGCAAGGGCCAGTGCAATGCCGTCCTTCCAGCCAAACTTGTCGCCGCCCTGAAGATACGACACCGGCTTTTCTTCGGCCTGCGCAGTCGGTATCGGCGCTAACTCAATGTTGGCCCAATTCTGGGTAGACTGATCGTATGCGTCGCTGCTCAACAAGCCCTTCTTGCGGTAATTAATCATATCAAAGTTCTCCGTAATTCACGGTCTGGATGCCGCTAATCACCGGGCCAAGCGCCCAAGGCCGCAGCTTTTCGACTTCATCAACCATCACGCCGGTCTGAAGCGGGGCGCTGTCCTCGTCCCAAATGTAGCGGAAACGGTAGACGCCAAGGCCGTCGTCCAGCGCGCCAATCTGCTCAATATCGCGCTTCATCCGGCGTTCTGAAATTGCAGCAGCACCCAACGTAGCACCCGCACTGATAAGGCTGTTAAGCAAGCCGCTTGGCTTCGTGGTTGTGCCAGTTTCGTTACTGGTGACGGTCTGGCCTGAAGTGGCGCCAAGCAGCGACGGGTTTAGCGCCGTGCTATAGTTTTGCAGGTAGGTCAGCGGTGCCTGCGTATACTGATCCTGCAGCGAATAGAGGTTGTTGCCCATTGCCTGCTGCGCAGTGAGCGCGTTGATATAGTCTTGCTGCTGCTGGCTTGAGATGTCGGCATACTGGTTGATTGCGCCAAGGTTCTGGGACTGCTGCTGCATCTGCAACTGCGCATTGAGTTCCGCCGCCGCATTGGCTGTCTGCGCATCGGCCAATGAGAACTGGTTGGTCGCGCCTGCATTATACTGCAAAGCATCGTTGATCTGGCCAGTATTGTATTGGTTGTTGGAAAGCTGCATCTGCGCGTTTGCCAGCGACGCATCGTTTAGCTGACCAGTGTTGTATTGCGACGCCGTGTTATACTGCCCGGCATTGAACTGATTATTGTCCAGCGCCATCTGCGCGTCAGCCAGATTGAACTGGTTGGTTGCATTCGCGCCAAACTGCGAGGCCGTATTCTGCTCACCCGCATTGAACTGGTTAAGCTGTGCAGCAAGTTCTGCATCGGTCAGGGCAAACTGATTGTTAGCGTTGGCCGTAAACTGCGAGGCGGTGTTTTGCTGGCCTGCGTTAAACTGGTTTAGCGCCGCAGCCAAATCCGCATTGGTCAAGGCAAACTGGTTCTGGGCATTGGCCCCAAACTGCGAGGCCGTATTGGTCTGACCGGCATTGAACTGGTTGTTGTTAAGCGCCATCTGCGCGCCGGTCAGGGCAAACTGGTTACTCTGGTCGGCAAGGAACTGACGCGCCGTGTTTTCCGCCTCAAAGCCTGCCATGCCGAACTGATTGCGGGCGTTGGCCCCAAACTGCGAGGCGGTGTTGGTCTGCCCTGCGTTAAACATTGCGTTTTCTTGCTGAAGGCGGGCAAGCGCTTCGGCGCGGCTGTTTTGCGCCCCGGCATTGAAGAAATTGGTGTTCTGCCGGTTGGTCGTGTCATATTGCGACATATTGGCGGCCTGCTGCCAGGCTTGCGAACGAAGCTGGGCCTCTGCCGCCGCCCGCATCTGCGCCTGTTCAGTTGCGGTCTGGGCAACTTGCAGGCCATAGCGCGAACCACCAAACGCACGGTTCTTAGCCGCATCGGCTTCCATCTGCGCCATCGTCCGCGCCGTATTGCTATCCAGCCCACCAAGCGTGGTATTGACCACATTGTCGGTCAGCGGGTTGAGATAGGCGCTCAGGTTATTAAGCATCGACTCTGACCGCGCCTGATTGGCTTGATCGGCAAGATTGACTGGACCCGCCGATGCTGCCGTGTAGCCTTGCGCGGTCGGAAGGTTGGCGACGTTATAGCCTTGCGCTGCGCCAAGCTGGACCGGAGCCGAGGTTGCCGCTGAATAGGTCTGCGCATTACCAAGCTGAACCGGAGCAGCGGTTGAGGCGGCATAACCCTGCGCCGTGCCTGCACTAACCGGGCCAGCGGTATTTGCCTGATAGGTCTGCGCTGCGGCAAGATCAACCGGCGCGGAACCGGATGCCTGATAGGTCTGGGTCGGAGCAGCCGTCACTGCGCCTGAAGTCGTCGGCGATACGGTCGCGGCAGTGCCAGCGCTGATTGGCGAAACCGTTGGCGCAGTCGTGTTAATCAGCCCCTGCGTCATGTTTGCCGCATCGGTCAGCGCCGTCGAGGTGCCAAGCGTCGAGGCCCCGGTAAACGCTTGGTTCTGCAAGTCGTTGATCGGCGTGATGTAGCTGTAGGGGTCAGAATTGGCGAACGTGTTGTTGACCTGATTGTAATAATCAGTGGTCGGCGCAACCGCACTAGACAACAGCGTTGGCGTGGTCGTTGCGGTTCCGCTTGAGGTAGTCGTGGTTTTCTTGCTGCCCATGTCAAAGGCCCTTCATTAGAATGTCTTGGAAATGCCGAAAGCCGTGCGGCTTCAAAGTCCGCGCCCAACCGGGACGGCCCTTGATTTGGATATGTGTGCAGCCGTATTGACGGCCCCACGCTTCAACTTTGGGGCGCACCCGCTTGATTAGATCGGCCATGCTGCCGGTCCCGGCGAGAACTTCGATCACCACCGCCCCGCCTGGGTAAGACGTAACCAGTGTGATTAGTGCGGACTTATCGGTCCCCCAGAACTGCGCCCGCCCCTCGCGCAGCATCGTGTCAATTGCCTCAATCGGCCAAAATACCGGATCGTTCGCAGTGGCTAGACGCCCCCGCCATGTAGCGTAGTCGCTCATTTTCCCCCGGTGGGAACTACATCAAACGTCGGTTTGCCAAACCGCACAAACGCCGGGGCCGAGGAACCACTAAAGCGCACCGAGGCAATTCGCCCATCGGCCAGAAAGTCGCGCTTTTCGGCCATTACCGCAAGAGCATAAGGCCCTTTGGTGCGGTCAGTGGCCTGCGGATAAGCGCGGTAACTGACGTTCAGCGATACCGTGCCTTGCTGGTTTTCAAAGTCAGGCCAGATGCCCCGGATCAAGACGCGGCGCTGCGCTTCATCAAGGTATTGCGCGCTGCTTTGGATATACCACGAAATGTTGCCGCCGTTGGCGCTGTTGCCGCTTTCGTGCCAATAGACATTGCCGCTGTAATCGACCCAGAGCGGGTTTGGTGTTGGCCCTGCATCGGTCGCTGCCGTGCGCCCGAGTATCCCGCGAAACCATGCGCCATCTTGCGTTGACACGGCCACATAGCGGCTGTTTTCAATCCCATCGCGGCTGTCAGGGTAGAAGAACCACACCTCGCCAAACATACTGTTAGAACAGGCCACGGCCTTTTCGGCTTGGCCTGCTTCAAAATTCTGCACGAACTCATTGCGGATCGGAAACTTCAGCGGAGCGGGCGGGCTGCCAAGCTGCCAGCCATAAGGGGTCAGGTCCGGGGTTAGCCAATAGGCCACACCGTTACTCACCGTGACTGCATTCGGGCCGAGCAGCCCACAATTTTCTGCGACAAGGTCAAAACGGTAGGTCTGACCGCCCGAACCGATAAACTGGCCGAGATAGCAGCTTGTGTCGGTCCAGACCGCGACATAGGCCCCGAGCATCGCCGCGCCGACAATCCGGCCCGAACCTTCAAGAATATGTTCGAACGCGTTGTTGGCGGGCGTTACCGTCCAATCTTCATAGTCGCCAATGTCCGAACCGCGTATGCACATCGGATTGAAAACGTCCGACAGCTCTTCATTGCAGCCAAATGCCAGCACCTGCCGTTCCGGCGTAACCATTGCGTAGCTGACCAGCGTTGGCGCTCCGGTAATGGCCGTCGCATCATTGGCGGTATCGGCATCCCAATAGTAGATCGTCTGTCCGCGCGGATTGGCAATCAGCGCCTCGCCCCAGTTCGACAGCGACCAAGTGCGCGCCCACCATTCGGTCGTCAGGCCACCGCCGTAGTCGCCCGAGCCATAGCCGCCGACCCCGTAACCGGGACCGCCTGCGCTATCAATATTGCCTGCCGCAAGGCCGCTTGGCGTGATGTCATAAAGCTGCCCGCCTTTGAGGACTTGCAGTTTGGAATGCGTGCCAAACGCAATCAGCGTATCACCGCTAATGTCGGTCCACGGCAGGACCGAACGGCACACCCCGGTCAGCGCCCCGGTGTTGGCGCTTGACCAGCCGCCGATGACCTGTGCCTGTCCGCGCCAGAACCGCACGTTGTCGCCGTCCGACCAAAGGCCGGGGCTGGCAAACGTGGTTTCATCGCTGACCAGCCCCGCGGGGGGCGTAATCGGAATGCGCATCAGGCACCCGGCGCTTCAGGCCAGGCGATTGCAAACGGATCGGCCTGGTCAGTCAAATCGCGCAAGGCTTGGCGATAGGCCGCCCATGCCTGCGTTGCGATATTGGAAAGCGGGGCGTCAGAAAGCTGGGTCCAATCGCTTGCTGCCAGCGTTTGATCGCGTTCGCTGCGGATTGCGTTCCATTTTGCTTCCACCCGCGCTGCAACTTCTTCGGCGCTGGCTTCGGTCACGGCCCATGCCTGATGCCATACCCCGCCCAGCTTAACCGGATCGGCCATCACCACGGTTTTGGTATAGTCAGCCTCGGGCGCGGCAACCGGCGTGCAGGGATAGACCCCGAACTGCGCCGCATCGCTGTCGCTGATGACTACTGGAAACGAGACATTCGGAAAGTCAATCCGAAGATCAGTCAGCGTGGTATAGGTAGCGCTATCGCCAGTTACGCGGATATACATTCAAGTTCTCCTAGCTGCGCCTTGACGACCTTGAGCAGCACCTTTTCCTTGTCCTGCTCATGGATGCTGGAGGTGAGCAGATCACGCAGCCGCGCCCCAAACTCTTCCATGTGGGCAACCCCGACATGGTTTTGTTCGATCTCGGCAATGGCGAGGCGGTAGTTATCAATGTTAATTTGATGGTGCAGGACTTCCTGCTCCCGGTGGACAGCAGCGTCCCGCAGGATGTCGGCTTTGGTCATCGTATTACTTTCAAACAAAGGCGACGCCGTTCCCGGTTCCGGTCGGCAAGGTCGCGGGATCGGTAAACTTTGTGCCAAACCCACTGGCCGACCACGGATAGGCCGTGACATAGGGCGAGTTGTTATGAGCAACCGCAAAGGCATTGCCGTCACCGCTGAACGCCACGCCGTTGCCATTGCCGGTTGGAGTAGTCGCTGGGTCAGCAAATTTGGTGCCAAACCCAAAAGAGGACCACGGGTAAACATAGGCCCCGGCCCCACCGAAAAACCCAAAGGCCACTGCATCGGCTGCCGGGGAAAAAGCCACGCTATAGCCCGTGCTAAGGGTTAGCGTGGCCGGGTTAGCATATTTGGTGCCAAAGCCATTCGACCACGCATAGGCGGTCATGCGCGGCGAGACTCCGGAGTTGGCCACCGCAATTGCATTACCCGCCGGGCTAAACGCCACGCCGCTGCCTTCGCCTGTCGGCAGGGTTGAGGGGTTGGCATATTTGGTGCCAAAGCCATTCGACCACGGATAGGCCGTGATATAGGGCGAATTGGCATGGCACACCGCAAGTGCATCGCCAGACGGACTAAATGCGACATTGTTGGCCTCGCCGGTTGGCAGCGTAGCCGGATCGGCAAATTTGGTGCCAAACCCGCTGGCCGACCAGCCATAGGCGGTCACATAAGGCGAGCCGTCGTGGGCCACGGCAATAACGTCGCCCGCCGGGTTGAACGTAACCCCGTTGCCCGATCCGGCAGGTAAAGTTGACGGGTTGGAAAACTTGCTTCCAAACCCGCTAGGCGACCAGATATAGGCGGTAACATAAGGCGAGTTGGTGTTCGCGACCGCAATCGCCGAAGCGTTTGGCGTAAAGGCTACCCCGTTCCCGTTTGCGGCAGGAAGCGTTGAAGGATTGGCGTATTTGTTGCCAAACCCTTGCAGCGCCGACCATGAATAAGCCGTCACGTAAGGTGAGGCGCTATGCGAAACCGCAAGAAACTCCTGCCCCGCACCGCTTCCAAGGAGCAGTTTATCCAGCATTACTTGCTGTCCCGCATAAGCTGGCTGGCCCGCCAGGTGGTGCCGCCATCGTCGGTCAGGAAGGCCAGCACATCGACCCCGCTGGCGGTCAGCGTTGGCGCAGTTCCGCCCGGCCACTTGACGCTGGCGGGCCACGTCTGGGTGCCGGTGCCGCCGTTGGTCAATTCCAGAATTGCAACGAATGCGCCCGATGGCACATTGCTAAACGCCCATGTCAGTGCGCCAGAGGCGGTCTTGGTAAAGTAATTGCCCGAAGTGCAGTTGATCGTGCTGGCCGCAACCGTGGTCACGTTCTGCCGCGTCGGCCCGGAAAAGTCGGCCAGTCCCGAAAAAGCTGGGGCGCTAATTGTCGGGCTGCTGATTGTCGGGGTGTTGATGGTTGGTGTGGTAAGCGTAGGGGAAGTTGCAAAAACTGCCGCGCCCGAGCCGGTTTCATCGCTGACCGCGGCGCGCAGGTTGGCGCTGGTCGGGTAGGTCAGGAACGCGGTCATTTCGCTCGACAGGCCCGGAATGCCCGACAGGCTGGCCTCGGCAATGGCCTGCGCGACATAGGCGGTAGACGCGCCAATTGTGCGCACGTTGGTGGCATCGCAAGCAATCAGCGAAGTATCGCCAGCGGCGACCGCAGCCGTCACGCCGCTGCCGGTGGTGAAGGTAGCACTACCCGATGCGGCATTGCGGACCAGATACCACTTTTCGAGGCTGGGGATCGTGACCGTGCCGCCCGTCCCGCCCGTCACGTCAATAAACCGCATCCGGCTTTCGTCGGCGGCGTAGTTGGTTGAGCTAAGGGTCTTGTCACCCGACAGCGTAAAGGCCGCGCGGCCATCAAGCGCCGCGTCAATCAGGTCAATCGTGGCGGAGTTGAGCTTGGTCCCCCAAGTGCCAGTGTTTTCGCCCGTTCCCTGCTTTTCAAGGCGGTTACGGGTTGTCGCGGTTGATACCATCGCGGGTTCCTAATCTTTGGTGTTTAGGCGGGTTCGGCAGGCCAAATGATCCCAAACGGATCGGCTTGCAGCGTAATGTCGCGCAAGGCTTGGCGGTAAGTCGCCCATTGCTGGGTCGTAACATTGGTCAGCGGCGCATCAGGCAATTGGGTCCAATCGCAGTCTGACAATTTGGCGTTGCGTTCGTCGCGCACCCACTTCCATGCCGCGTCCAAACGTTCCGCAATCTCGTCAGAGCTGGCCGGGCTTACCGCCCAAGTGCGGACCCATTCGCCGCCTTCCCATGCGGGGATTCCTTCGGCCCGGTTCTGTTCGTAAGTCACCGCAGGCGGCGCACGGTCGGCAACGGGCGCATATTCGGCAGGCGGCGCAAACGGGGTGGGAAAGGACACATTGGAATGCCGCAGCCGAATCTCGCCCTCAAAGACGGTGTATTCGGCGAC